AGCACCGATGACCAGCGTGATGACCAACTACCTCGGGGGAGCGACGCTGCAGCACTACCTCATCGACAGCCCGTCGTGGATCGCGCTGCTCACCGCCGACCCCACCGTGACGGGCAGTCTGGTCAACGAGGTGGTGGGCGGCTCCTACGCGCGACTTCCCGCGGTGTGGAGCACGCCCGGGTCCAAGAGCACGGGACTGGGCCCGCTGCGCTTCCTGAACCTGCCGGCGTGCACCGTGACCTACATCGCGGTGGCCGATGCGCTGGCGGGCGGGCACCTGCTGATCGTGCACCAGCTGGCCGCGCCTGCGGTCATCCCCGACTCGGGCGAACTGCGCTTCCCGGACAACGCCGTGGTCGTCACGCTGTGAGCGTGGACGTCTTGGAGAGGATGTGTGTATGAACGCCAACACGCTGCAGCTGCTGGCTGTGCTGAACATGGTCGCGTCCCTGCTGCTGCCGCTGCTGCACAGCGTCGTGACCAACATCAACGCCTCCGAGCCGGTGAAGACGGTCATCACCGCGCTCCTCGCCGCCGTGACGGGCTTCTTCACGCCGTTCCTGGCAGGCACCCAGTCCTGGGCGACCTTCGACTGGCAGCTCGCGCTGATCTCGATCGGCACCGTCTTCTTCGGCACCGTGCTCAGTCACTACGGCCTGTGGAAGCCCCTGACGGTCACCGGCACGGACGGCTCGATCCAGGCCGCGATCCCCGGTGGTATCGGAGGCTCGAGCAACGGCGACCACTCACCAGCCGTTGTTGCCGCCTTCCCGGCGCCCGCCGGCTCCGACTCCGGCCCCTCCTACTCCGACGTCCAGGCCGCAGTCACCACCCAGGACCCGCTCCCCGCGCCCGACGCGCCCGCGGGCGGAGCAGCCTGATGCTCACCCTCGACCGGCACATCGCGACCTGCGAGGACTGGCTGGTCCATCCGCAGCACGCGCCCAGCGTCAACGGGAAGAACATCATCACCCACGGCGGCTGGTGCATCGGCGTCACCCGCGAGAGCTGGGAGCTTCCCAGCCTGGGCGACTCGGCGCTGATCGCCTACGAGAGCACCCCGCGCGCGGAGATCCACGTCTCCGACCCGCTCGACGTCCCGCTGGGCGCGATCTGCTACGGCCTGCACGGCGACTTCGGCCAGCCCAAGAGCCCGTTCGGGCACGCCTGGACCGCTGCGCACAACACCGGGTGCTACACCACCGACTACGGCGGCGTGGGCCGGCTCTGGTACGAGCCGATGAGCCTCCCGCGCTGGACGAGGGTCGGCACGGTCTCGTGGACCGCCTGGACGAAGTACGGCCGGCTCCCGGTGGGGCGCACCCACCGTCAGGTGCTCGCCGCGGCCAAGAAGCTCTCCAAGCACCAGCTGCACGTCATCCACCTGGTCAACATCGGCAAGGCCAGCGACCACCAGCGACACGTCGTGCACGTCTGGCGCACGACCGGCGTCTGGGACGAGTAGACCGACAATGCGGGGGTCTAGGAGGTGGCGTTGTGGCCACCGTTCAGCACCACAGGACAGGAAGGTCCGTCATGCCGCCGTTGAACCTGCACTGGAGGGTGCTGGGCCGACCGGTCAAGCCGGTCTCCTTCGGCATCGCCTTCGCGATGCTGGCGATCTTCGCGGCCAACGTCGATGACCTGGGCATCCTGGACGGGTCGCAGTGGGGCGACTTCCTCGGCGGCATGGCCATCGCGGTCGCGATCCTGTTCATCACCGGCTGGGGGCTCAACAGCCAGCACCTCACGGAGTGGGCGCTGATCGGCGCCTTCTGGGTCTTCAGCGTCCGCTTCTGGCTGATCCTCTTCATCGCCAAGGACCACGGGATCGGTGAGCCCGCATGGCTCGACCTCGCGTTCATGATGATCGCAGGGGGTTCCTACCTGCTCGAGAAGCTGGACTCCCTGGGCGTGACGCCAGAGAGGGGGGGTAGGTGGACGCGGCAGTAGAGTTCGCCGTCGCCTCCGCCCTGTCCACCTTCACCGCGGTCGCCATGATGTACGCGGCGTACCACTGGCCCGTGGGTCACAACAAGGCCGACGACGAGGCCAAGATCGAGAAGGCCAGGCACTCGATCGAGAACGTCGAGGTCCGTCGTCGCAAGGAGTACGACCGCGACGAGCGGCTCAGCGACAAGGCCGAGGTCCGCCGCCGGCACGACTACGACGACCCGGACGAGGACTGATGGCCAGGTTCAGGCTCCCCCGAGCGCCTCAGACCGACGAGGAGCTCTACTGGGCCGTCCAGGCGCTGTGGGGCGTGGTGATCCCCCGTACGCCGGTCTGCCCGGACCATGTGACCCCCTTCCAGGTCTTCGCGGACGCCTTCTTCAACCGGGACGGCTCGATCGCCTTCTGGCACGGCTCCCGAGGCCTGAGCGGCAAGTCCTTCACGCTGGCCACCCTGGGGCTGACCAAGGCGGTGTTCCGGGGCGCGAACTGCAACATCCTGGGCGGCTCGATGGCCCAGTCGACCAACGTCCACGAGGCCATGCGCTCGGCCCTGGACTTCGAGGACGCCCCGCGCGAGATGATCGTGCACGAGGGCCTGCAGGAGATCCGGCTCACGAACAAGGCCAAGATCCGCCCGCTGACCGCGTCCCAGAAGACGGTGCGAGGGCCTCACCCGCCGTTCCTGCTGCTGGACGAGATCGACGAGATGGAGCTCGCGATCCTCGACGCGGCCCTGGGCCAGCCACTCCCGCAGAAGAACAACCACGGCGAGACCATCCCGCCCTACACCGTGATGTGCTCGACCTGGCAGAACCCCGAGGGCACCTTCACCGCGATCAAGCGCCGGTTCGAGGAGCGCGGGCTGCCGACCAAGGCCTGGTGCTACCGGGAGAGCGCCAACCCCGTGGACGGGTGGCTGACCCAGGAGACGATCGACGCCAAGAAGCTCGAGATCCCCGCCGAGATGTGGCGCGTGGAGTACGAGCTCGGTGAGCCCTCGATCGGCAACCGCGCCTTCGACTCCGACGCGGTGGAGAACACCTTCAGCCTGCCGGCCGCGGCGCCGATCTTCTCCGAGGTGCTCAAGGACTACGAGACCTACACCTTCGCCAAGCCGGTCGCGCGCGGCTCCTACGTGGTCAGCGCGGACTGGGCCAAGGATCATGACTACACGGTCATCGCGGTCACCCGCGTCGACGTCGCCCCGATCGAGCTCGTGCACTGGGTGCGGGTCAACCGCCGGCCCTACCCCTTCATGATCGGGCTCTACAACAAGGCCATCGGGGAGTACAACCCGGTGGCGGCCATCCACGACGGCACGGGCGTGGGAAACGCGGTCAACGACTACCTCGACGTGCGGGCCCGCGGCTTCATCATGAGCGGCGCCCAGCGCTCCAACATGCTCACCGAGTACGTCAACGCCGTCGAGCGCGGCCGCTTCCGCTTCCCCAAGATCCAGACCGCCTACCTCGCGCACAAGTACGCCCAGGTGGGCGACCTCTACCAGACCGGCCAGCAGTTCCACCTCCCCGACGAGGTGTGCGCGCTGGCGCTGGGCTGGCGCGCCGCGCGGCAGTTCGGGGGCATCGTCGACATCACCCCGGGCTTCACCCCGCGCGAGGAGGAGCCCACCAAGGACGAGATCCTGTTCGCCAACCCGCGCAAGGAGCTCGACGCCCTGGACACCCCGACGCCGCACGACGGAGCGGTGTACGCCGTGGATGAGCCCGACCTGGTCTCCTTCCTCGCCTAGATGGACACTCACGGGAGGATGGACGCATGGACCCGCAGGACCTGAACGGCCTCGACACAGGCCTGCCGACCGACGAGATCCCCGAGTACGGGGCCTTCGACGAGGCGGGCCTGACAGGTCTGCGCCGTGCCGCTGGGTACGTCGACGAGGAGTTCCTGCCCCAGCTGCGCGGGCGCAAGTCCGTCCAGGTGTTCCGCGAGATGGCCGACAACGAGCCCGTGGTGGGCGCGCTGCTGTTCGCGATCGACCGGCTGCTGCGCAACCTGGACTGGCGCGTGGAGGCCGGCGAGGGGGCCGACGCCGAGGAGGCCGCGGACTTCCTCGAGGGCTGCATGAACGACATGAGCCACACCTGGGACGACTTCATCTCCGAGGTGCTGACCATGCTGCCCTACGGCTGGTCGTGGCACGAGATCGTCTACAAGCGCTCCCAGGGGCCCTGGCAGACCGACCCCAGCCTGCGCAGCCGGTACGACGACGGCAGGATCCGCTGGCGCAAGATCCCGATCCGCGCGCAGGAGACGCTGTTCCGCTGGGTGTTCGACGACCGCGGCGGCATCCAGGGCATGATCCAGCTCGCCCCGCCGACCTACACCAGTGTCACCATTCCCATCGAGAAGTCGCTGCTGTTCCGGGTCAACTCCATCAAGGGGAACCCGGAGGGTCGCAGCCTGCTGCGCAACGCCTACCGCCCGTGGTTCTACAAGAAGCGGATGGAGGAGATCGAGGGCATCGGCGCAGAGCGCGACCTGGCCGGTATGCCGATCGCGCGCGTCCCCATGCGGATGCTCACCGCCAAGTCCAACACCACCGACTACGCCGCGATGCAGGCCATGCGCAAGCTCGTGCGCGCGGTGCGCCGCGACGCCCAGGACGGCGTGATCTTCCCGCGGGAGATCGACCCCGAGACCAAGCAGGACCTCTACGACTTCTCCCTGATGACCTCCGGGGGCAGCCGCCAGTTCGACACCAACGGGATCATCCAGCGCTACGAGCAGCGCATCCTGATGACCGTGCTCGCGGACTTCATCCTGGTCGGGCACGAGAACGTCGGCTCCTACGCGCTGCACACCGACAAGTCCGGCCTGTTCCGCTCCGCGATCAACTCGATCGCCCAGTCCATCGCGGACACCATCAACCGCTACGCGATCCCCCGGCTGTTCGAGCTCAACGACTGGAAGCTCGACGATCTGCCCAAGATCGTGCCGGCCGACG